AAGGCAACTGAAGGTTGGCCTGTATTGTATGGAGGCAGATTTTGGAGTAGATTGGTTAGTCAAGTAGTCACACCCGTGGAATGAGCGGATCTTGAAAGAACCATGCAACAGGCCCCTAGGACCATCAAGTAATCACAACCGTGGAATGAGCGGATCTTGATAACAAAGAGTATGTAGCAAATTGTAAGTCTACCACTAGGACCTGGCTCGATCTGAATAAAACGTCGAACGTTACCGCGTTAACCGTGGGACCGCTCGTGCTTGTCATATTGTATGACGAAATCATGATGGGAAAGTGATGAGTGGTCCATAAAAACGCAAAATGTTTTTATTTACCACAGGTTTTCAAGGAAAACGCGAATCGGACTAATAAGCACCTTGCTGAATTTGGCTACTCTCCACAGGCCCATAGAGACTGTTGGAAGAATTACAGAAATGCTATGCTGAAACCCAAGCTTAGAGCTGGGAACTGTTTCAACGTAAAAGTCAATGGAGGCAGGAGGAGTGGGGATCTCAGAACCTCAAGCAGCAATACATTAATGTTGGCTGGAGTAATTAAATCGTTTTTTGATTACCACCACATGTATTTTAGATGTGCTGTTCAAGGTGATGACAACTTCACTATGTTGGAGTTGAGTGACGTAATGAGAGTGTTTGGAAGTTTTGAGGCAATGAATGCTGCATTTAAACAATGGTGTGCAGATTTAGGATTGCAAGCAAAATGTTCCACCACAGACAAGATCACCAGGGCGGAATTACTGTCTATGAAGTTTTACCATACCAAAGATGGTTATCGTTGTGGCAAAAAACCAGGACGAGTGTTAGCAAAACTAGGGTGGGCTATGTACAAACCAGGTCTTAAGAAACAGGATTGGGATCAATTGTTCAAGGGAACTTTGATCTCTATCCGACCTGTTACTAATGTAGTACCTATGCTAGGCTATTTCGTGAACCGTTGCCTACAGGAGCTAGAAGGAGTGAAGGCTGTATTTGCAGAAGAAGATGCAGAATGGAGACCGATCACCGTGTCAGATTATATACCTGTTGGAGACGAGACAACTATTAACCACTTTCTCGAGGCGTACCCTACAATATCCAGAGTCGACATCAAGAAGTTCGAGGAAGATCTGGACAAAGCCATAAAGAAGCATGGCTTGCGATGCAAATTGAATAATGACATAGTGTCAAGGTTGCTCGCTTGTGAAGCTGATGTTTAGAACTTGCTACCAAGTTATTGGAAGAATCAATTGAAAACCGACCCACAGA